ACACGCGCCCTAGCATCCTTCGCATCCCGCAAAGCATCCTCAGAATTCTGCAATGACTGCTGTGCGTTCTGCAACGACTGCTTGGCATCCGCCCGCGCAGCCGCAGCGTCCCCCAACGCGCTATTAGACGCGTCCACAGCCTGCCTAGCCTGCTGCTGAGCGGACTTTGCCTGTTCTACCGCTTTATCAGATTCTGCTAATGCCTTGTCGGCCTGCTCACGTGCGGCTTGCGCGTCCGCCAGATACCGCAATGCATCCTGCTGCCTCTCACGTGCTTGGCGCAAAAGGTCTTCCACCGTCTGCTTCTTTGTCATCGCCTGATTCAGCGCATCAAAAATGTCAGGGCGAATACCGTACGTGTCAGCGCGAGTACGTGAGTTCTGCGGATTCGGAGGCGTGCCACCATAATCTAGAGTGCGGCGCTCAGCCTCATTCTCCAACCACGGGTCTTTACCAGGATCTATCTCAGCCATAAGTCACCACCCCCTAGGCGTAGGACTGGTTGACAGGCACAGCCATAAACGACAAGGAGCTGTTTTCGCGCCAGAAATCCCAGCCGCCAATCGTGCCGCGAGTCTTCTTCAGCACGACGTAGATAGTCGTGGCGGTGTTTGCCTTCACCACACCCACCGCGCTACCCGGTGTCATCCTGGATGCTGTAGCCGGATATATCAGCGTATGGTCTTCACGCCGCTGATACGGCTTACCAATACCCCGGCCAATGATGTCGCCGCGCTGGGCATTACCGACACGCACCTCCGCGTCATACTGCACACCAATAGGTGTCTCCACACGCAGCTGACCACCCAGCACCACAGGGTGCCAGTCATAAGGCAAGCCGGGCACCGTATAAGACGCAATCATCTTTTCAGACACGTCACCAGACCCAATAAGCCCCTGGCTCACACTATTGAAATCACCCTCGCCCAGCACCCACGGGCCAATCGGGGCAAGCACATTCCTAGGTGCCCACTTGCTGCCGTTCCACGTCAGGGCTTCACCAGGAACCGGGGGGCGCGACACATCCACATCCGGGCTAGAAGACACATTAGATGCAGCACCCTCGTCACCCTTCTTACCCTGCGGGCCAACCGGGCCTTGCGGTAGCACAAAGTCCAGCACAAACGTGTCCTTCGTCGATGCCGCCTGATTCACACTCACAGCAGCATCCCCGCCAGGCTTCACCGAACCAATCTGCACACGCGGCGTAATACCAGGCTCACCACGCACACCCACAAAATTCGGAATCTCGATGTAGTCACTGCCGTTCCACACCCACGCAGAACGGGAATTCGTATCCACATAGCAAGCACCCTGGTCTACCTCACGCAGATTCTGAGGCAGCTGACTACGGCTAGTAATGAGGTCACGAATCCACATTTGTGCACCCGCATCACCCTTTTCGCCCTTCTCACCACGGCGACCACGCGGCAACTCCAAAAAGGCAGCTTCTGGGGTGACCTCAATAAGGGCACGCTGAGTGGCGAGTACGTCCTCCACGTCCGTCCACTTGAGAATGAGCTTCGTCTCAAGGTCGCGGTAAGTTGGTACGCTATCAGCCATGGGTGGGTACTCCTAACAGAGGAAACATCTAAAGCTGTCCCCATCGTTGCCCCACCCCCGCGTTGTCTAATCTGACTCCCGCTGTACCGTTTTCCGCCACACAGAAAAAGACATAAGCGGACTAAAATGCGGCGACCACGAATGCTGCACAGCCAGCGAATACACCTCACTAGCCCACTGCATCGCATACTCCATCCAGCTCTGAATAAGCTGACGCTCTGCTACCTCTTCCTCAATACGGCCTTCGAGACGCTTATTCTCCTTCTCGTTACGCTCACGCTCAATCGTCAGCTGTTGTTCATACCATTGGCGGTCACGCTTAATCATTCCTTCTAAGGATTGAATCTTGTCTTCAAAGACCCGCACGCGGGCATTTTCCAGCTGTTGCTCGTGCTCAATTTGGCGGCGCTCCCCATCACGAAACCATGTCACGATTTGGGATGCCTTCTTGCCGAACCAGCCGAAAGATTTCTCCATCTTCTCGGTATCGGCCTTGGAGAGAGTCTTGAAACCAAACCAGATCGCCAATACCACAGTGATGAAAACCCCCCATGAACCATCGGTAGGGAGGCGGTCTAGCAACTCTGGTGGTATCACGTTATTGACCTCTTCTCGCTTTCTGCATGACCTTGGTGCCCCAGGCGAATAGGCCCCAGATAATGGTGGTCATGGCGAATGAGGATGGGGTGCGCCACCCGTCGAGGGGGAAGGTTTGCGCCGCGTGGTAGATGAAGGTGAATAGCTGTCCGTAGGTGGCGAAAGTGAACGTCAGCAGGATAATGAGAATTGATACTGCGACCACGAAAGCGCGGTGCTTTTTTACCACGTTGGTCAATGCTGTGCAGCAGGCGCACATTAGGGCGATGAGTGCCCACATGCCGGGGCTGGGGGCGTGTATTTCTGGGTCTATGAGTGCTTTCCAGAAGTCCGATGGTGGGGTCATCCTATCCAACATCTTCATCGTTAATCCCCACGTGATGCCGGAGTACAACACGACGAAGAAGACGCATCCGGTGATGATGACTTTGTGCTGCCGGAATAGCATTCCTGCCATCACGATTATGGATGCCAACAGGAAGAGGATGCCCCAGCATTGCAGGGGCATGGCCTGCTCCACCACTGTCAACGATTGGGTTACGTCTGGCCGGTCGCCTGTGATGTAGTCCACGCCACGGTTAGCGCCTTGCACCGTGAACAAACAGAAAATAATCAGAGAGATTAGCGATGGCATTCCAGGGTGCCAGTCGCCTTGTCTGCGCGCTATCCAGCAGTCACGGTCTTTCGGCCATTGCATTAGTTAGTCTCCCGTGGGGTAAATGCCCGGCGCGTCTTGGTCTACCTCATCCTCAGGTTCCGGCGCGGGGTGCTCTACAAGGTGAGTGAGGTCTGCTACCTGTCGCTGTAGCTGGGCTAGTAGCATTTCACTGTTAGTGTCCTGTGGCTGGTTGGAAGCGTTGACAGCGGCGTTGAGTACATCCGCTTCGGTGTTCTTATCGTCACTGCCCCTGTGGGTTTTGGTGGCGGCGAAAATAAGACCAGCAGAGGCAAGGTAGGCGGTGACACGCTCGCCGGTGGACAGTGCGGTTTGGATTTGGTCTTCAGTTACCCACCCTGCGGTGATAGAGATAAATAGGGCCGCACCAAAAATGATGTACAGAATCTTACGGATAGGCCAATCAGCCTTGTTGATGTTGGTCATTACTTTACCTCCGGGTTTGCGCCTGCCAGCTGGGCCACAGCATCATTCAGCGCAGTGACCGCCTTAATCAGTTCGTCGAGGCTGTCAGACAGGCGATTAATCGCGTCTTCCTGATTGTTTTGCTTGTCCATGGTGCGGGCCACCATCTCTACTAGGGTGAGACCCTTGCCGTTGGTGAGCTTGTCGTTCGCGACCTTTACTAGGTGGTTGAAGTCCCAGCCGTTGAACGTTGGTTCACCTTTTTTGTTGGTGCCGTAGCCAACGAATTGGTCGAGGGAGTATTTGATGCGTTTCTTGTCAATGTCGGACAAAGCTAAATCCTCTTTCTTTGCTGTGTTGGTGCCGTAGAACAGGTCTTTGAGTTGGGCTTTGGTGCCACGGAATGCGTTTACGTCTACGTCTGCGAATCCGGCTACTTCTGCTTTGCTGCCGTATTGGAATAGCACTGGTTTCTGGTTGCCCAAGGGGTAGTTCCAGTAGCGGGAATTGTTGCCGCCACGGGCGCTGTAAACCTGAGCTGGCGTGCCGTCGGGATTTGTGCCGTAGTGTGCCAGCCATACTTTGCCGTACGGTGCGGTTGCTGGTTCGCCACCAATAGTTTTCCCCTCCCACCAGGGAATGTAGGAGTAGATACCGATGACGCGCACACCGTGGCGCTCAAACTCTGTCTTGAATTCCTGTACGTGTTGTGCGGATAGCCCGGTGGGGGTTTCACAGTCCAGCCAGATGGGGCGCTTCATATCCCCCATGACATCCACGGAGGTGGCTACCTGCTGGGCAATGCTGCTGCCCTCACGCGGGTTACGGCAATAGTGGTACGCGGCAGTGACCATGCCCGCTGATTCCGCATCACGCATGTGGGACTGGTAGGCCCAATCGCGGATTGTGCCGTCCGACGTGCGGATGATAGCGAAGCTAAGCCCCTCACTGGCGGCACGCTTCAAGGACATGCCGTTCTGGTAATAAGACACGTCAACGCCCAACTGGTAATCACTAGTATTGAGGTCTCGCGTGACGGGCGATCGGTTTGGCTGCGCCGGGCGACCTATCTGCTGTGCGCTCTGCAAGTACTTCGCGGGGTCTTGGTGAGCGCCACCCAGCCGTCCAGGACTACCCCACACTTCAAAGTGCAGATGCGGGCCAGTTGACTGCCCCTCGTTCCCGACGACACCAATCTGTTGCCCGGCGTGGACTCTATCGCCTGCTTTGACTAGGATTCCGTCGTGCTTTACGTGACCGTAGATGAAGTCCTTGCCTACGGATTGTTGACAGTCGAGCCAAATCCAGCTACCGAAGCCTGCTACGTTATAGCGCTCTTTGCCTTGGACTACTACACCATCCGCTGCCGCGTAAATCGGGGTACCTATGGGTGCTGCGAAGTCTAGGCCCGCGTGGAAAGCTCCCCAGCGCGACCCGTAGCCGCTGGACACCCTGTAGGTGCCTTGCTTCATGGGGTGTGTGACCATGCATCCTCCTATCGTTTCGCCCATGAGGATGCGCCAGCTAGTGCGTTGTCTAGGTCGTTAAGCCAAAGTCACGCACGGTTTCTGTCACCTTGTTCATCTTGTCCGTAAAGTCAATAAACGGATTAGACGTGTTCTTGCGCTTGCCGATTCGTGGGCTAATGCGCACACGCTCATCGTGATTGTCTTTCACAGTCACGCCGGTAATGATGTCTGATATGACTGTGCCGGATAGGTGTTCTTCGAACGTTACGCGGTCGCCAATGCGGTAGCCGTAGCGGATTTTGCCGTTGCTGTGGCGTTGGTCATCGCCCAGAACTTTGGAGATGCTGTGCCCCATCGTCATGGTGACACTCTTGCCACCCCTAGCATCCAGTAGGGCGCGCTCAGCCAACGTGGATGTATCAAACGTGAACGTACCCGCGCTGGACTGTGTGAATCCCTCGCGCAGGTGGAACGGCCCCATCTGAGCCGCCCGCTCAACATCCGTCCTATCCGTGAAGGCAAGCACCGAATCCTCAGTCTGGTCTTTAATGATGCCACCAACCACACCACCAGCAATAGCGCCCAGCGGGCCAAGCGCCACACCACCAATAGCGGTCAAGATGCCCTGAATCGCAAAGTCGATACCAAGACCGATAGCCTCATTCACCCAATCATCGGACTTGCCACCCACCACCTGGCGGGCCGCGCCCGGCGACTTACCAGACAAGGTGAAGGAATCCACCTCACCATTACGGGTGCTAAACCGCACGTGTGGCCGCTCACGCACCTTGCGCACCGCCACCACAAGGCCCGGCTTA